CTTTTTTTATTCTAAGCCAAGCACCTATAATTTTTTGTGCATAATCTTGCTCTCGCTCATAATCGTCATAAAGACTATTAATAACATCATCAATAATTTCTATATCTTTATCCATCCTTGGAATTCTCCTCTTTTTCGATATCAGATAACCATTCATCAAAATCTTGTCTTAATCCATCTGGCATATCATTAAGTAATATTTCCATTTTAGGATTGTCATTCCATTGAATTAATATTTGGGTTGCTATTATTGTTCTATCCATTATTCTTCTCCATTATCCGCTTTATCTTGTTCAACTTGGTAATTAACATCATCTGGATAATCATCATGATTAATTTTAGGCTTATCTTCTGGCTCCACTACATAGAATTGCAAGTCTCCCTCAAAGAAGTTTTCATCAATAAATTCTTCTGCGTCTTCTTCGGAATCAAAAGTTCCATCAAGAAGATAAGAGGTCATAGTATCCTCGTACCTGATTTTATATTTTGGTTTACTCATATCTACCTCCCGATAGTTTTTAAATCGTTTTTAGTTATATATTGATATGCACCTTTATTATAAACAGGGGCAATCTGTCGCCTACGCTGTAAACTAATCTCGTTAGCTAACGCTTCACCACACTCTAAACAAGTATGTTTACCTAATGCCCATCGCCCTTTATCTACTGGCTCTGAACATAATTTACAATCATATCTAGTAGTCATAATATCCTCCTATAAATATTTTTTAACTATATAAATAATAAAAAAGAGTTTTACGAAAATAAAGCGATTTACCAGTTAGTCTTTTTTAAATAATCCATCTTCTAAAACACCTTTACGATCTTTTATTTCGTTATATGCTTGTTCTAAACAATCTTCTAAAGATAAATCTTTTTGTTTAGCTAATACTATTAAACAAACCATACAATCGCCAATACCATCTGATAAAGTCCATTTATCGTTATAAGCTACTGCCCTAGCTGTTTCTCCTACTTCTTCTATTAACTTTAACATTTGTTTTTCAGGTTGGACATCTTCAGTCAATAAACCTCGATCTTCAGCCCATTGTTCAATATTACGTGTTAATTTTTCTAATTTAGCCACTTATTTCTCCTTTCTTATTAAAGCGTGGCTGGAGTATTTAACAAGTCTCATTTAACTGACCTCGTGAATCTCGTCAGCACCACTTTGTTAGTGCTAGTTTTACAGGTCTAGCAACTGTGTCCTTCCTTACTCAGACAAATTTGTAGTTAGTGCATGGTGGTTTAGTTCTCATTTACTTTTATCCTAACCTTGATGCCGAAGCAAAGGATTTTATAAGGCTCACTCCTAACTACAAAACATATCCTATCGTAAACTCGGACAAATGAGTAATTTAGATAATCTGCCTCATAATCACATGAGACTGGTAGCCTACAGATTATCTATTCTTGGCTAACCATACCAAACGTTTTTACTCGTAACGTGATAGGAGGTCAGGCTACCAAAACTTTCTTTCCTGTTTTTCAACTTTAATAATACCATTTGATATTAATATATCTTGTAAAATTTCTTTAGCATATTTTCTTTTATCTATAGAATTAATACTAACTTCATCATCAATACTTATAATATTTATATGGTGTAATTGTGGTCTCCAAGTTTTTTCATATACTCTATTTATAGGTTTAACTTTATAATCAAATTTAATTATTTGACCTTCACTTGTTTCGTATATTTGTTCTAAATTATTTAACATCAACCAAACCTTACAGGTTCAAGGGAAGGATAATCAAAATAATTATCACCATCATAAGCAATAATATTAGAACCCTCCCAGTTTAATAATATTCTACTTTCAGTTAGGTCTTCTATTGTTTCACCATTACCTAAAAGAGATAATTGTTTATCTATTACTAAATCCCATAAAACTTCATAATACCCTATTACTTTATCAAAGTCTTCAAGTGTACCCTGATATAACAATATATCAACATGAGTATTTTCATTTTCTAAATAAAACTTAAATTGTTTCATATACACCACTCTGATGTAAATCCTGTAAATTTAATTTCTGGCTCCTCATAAAAATCTTCAGGTAGCCATTTTAATTTATCTAATACTTGTTCTTCGCTTAGTTTAATATCAGTATTAGTATACATACCATCTTCATCAACAATGGTATTTAGTAATAATGCACGTCCACAATAATTAGTATCACCTAATTTAAACCACCGGTTATCAGTTTTTAATCTACCTTCGTCATCACATATCATAACAACTCCACCGCCAAGCTGTACAATATCAATAACATCACAATCTAAAACTGTATAATAAGATTGTATATTATCTCTTTGAACTTCTACTCGGCTTAAACTACAATCAAAAGGATCTATTAAAATACCTTCAATAATATCTTCTGATTTAATAATTTCTTGTTCCATAAGTATCTCCTATTTATTAATATATATATATTAAAACTAACATTAAAAAGAAAGTAAAGCGATTTACCAGCTATGTAAATTTATTTTTTGTATGGTCATGCCCTGCATGAGGGCTTTGTATTTTAGTATAATCTCCCCCTCCAGAAGCCCCCCATGCTTCTTTAATTCTTCTACCTTTATAATATAAACTTATATTTTTCCTTGCAATATAATCTTTAGCTTTTGCTAAAACTTCTGCATTTACTGGATACTCATCATACCCAGCGTTATCGTAACCTTGATAATCTTCATCTTTATGTATATCTGCTCTAGCATTTGTGTATATTTGTTTTCGGCATTTTTTACTACAATATGATCTACCACTCTTTTCATGTGGTATTGGTTTAAAACAAACTATACATTCATATGCTTTTGTTTTCATAATCTTGGTTTAAATAATTCTATTAATAATTTTAATCTTCTTAAAGATAAATATCTTAAATGTTTTGGTATTAAAAAACCATTAACTCTCATCTTTAATACCACCAAACTTTTTACCTTGTTCTAATACCATTTGATTAACTACTTTATGTAAAGGTGTTTCTCCAGTTATTTCTAAATTTTTATCTTTACCTTTTAAGTATACACCTTTTGCATCAATGAATACTTTAGGTTCGAGCTTAACTTCATCATTAATTTTTCTATACTTTTTTCCTTTAATAAATAAAGTCTGCACCCTAGTTAATTGTTTAATTAAATTAATAACTAAATCTAAATTTTCTTTTTGTGCAGGTAAAATATATGAACCTTCTAACTCGATACGGATAGTAGCTCCACGTTCTTCTATAGTAAAATCTTCTAACTTAGGTGGCTGATAATCTTCATCATAAACATCATGTTCATGAGAGTAACCATACTCACTTGGGTCAAAATCTTCTGGGAATGTAACCATAATATTTCTCCTTTCTAATAAATAATATACTTATAATATAAAAAACAATTTAACCAAAGTAAAGCGATTTAAGACTTAATTAACGTCAAATTTTTTCTTTTTTCTATAAGTTCTTTTTCTTTTATATATTCTGCATGAACCATGTTAGGTTTATTTTTCAAACCAGTAACACATGGTCCTTCGACCATTCTATATAGTTTTGTTTCAAACCATTCTTTTGTTTCTAAATAATCACCTTCAATAACTAATCCATGTCTCCTAAATAAATCTTCTGGTTTTATTGGATCCCCCCAAGCATCTAATCTTACAACTATATCTTGTCTTATTAACCATTCTCGTAAACCTTCATCATCTAATACAGGTATATTAAACCAATGGCTACTTATAATAATTTGTTGGGTTATTGGGTCGAGGTCGCTTGGTTTATGTTCCTCGTATGGATCATCTTCATGTTCTATATAAGTAAATAATTCTTCCCAAGCATTAATCTTAGATAAATCATATACGACCATTAATTTATTGTCTTTCAAAATACCTTTAGGTGAATGAAATATTATTTCCATAATACACCATTCACTAAAGGTATGTAAAATAAAGGTTTACTTAACAACTTCTAAAATACCTTCATCTAAGAATCTTTTCTTATAAAATCTAAAGATTCTTAAAGGGCTTTGGTTAGTAGTTAATATACCTTCTTTATGTGCAAAAGTCATTAACTCAGTAACGTCAGCTTGTTTATTTTTAAAAGTTTCTAAAGCTTCTAATATTGCCCACATTTGGTTAGGCAGTTTACAATCACCATCTGGTGCTTTTAACAACCTAACTGTAGAAGACGCAATATTTGATCTTGTCTTCTTTATTGGGGCAGGTATAGCAACTTTACCTTTCGCCTTTGGGGTTTTTGCGACTACTTTTGCAGTCGACTTTGTTTTAGTTTTTGACATAAATATTCTCCTTTCTAATTACAAAAACATATTATTAATATTGCTTTACATTTATACGAAAGTAAAGCCATTTATGAGGGCTAATTATTGTACCCTCCAACATCGCACACCAGATATAGTTTTTTCTTCTTTCGTTTCTAAAACTACATGGATAGCAAACTTATAATCTATTTGATTAGATCCCGGAAGCTGATTCTTTTTAAATTTATTTGCAGCATTCCTTATCCTATGCCTTATACGAGTTTGTTCTTTTTCTATAGATTCATCACTACTGTCGTTATATGGACCCATTGTTTCTATTAAAAAAGAATCACCAACTTCCATATCAGCAAATGGATAATTATAAGATGATACCCTTGCCCTAGATGGTATAGGTATATCTTTATCTATTATTATATTTTTATCGTCCACTATTACTCCTAATGTTTATAAATTTTTTTCACAATACCTTCTTCTTCTAAAAAAGGCATCCAAAAAGCTAATACGTGCTCAGGTGTTATACCTTTTACACTTATATCTAAATCTTGACCATCTTCACGCATAGCCCTTGCTAATTGTAAAGCTAAACTATCTTTACCAGATTCATAAAGTTCAAGCCAGATAGCACTAGCCAAGCTAGTGCTAATCTTTAGATTTATATCTAGGCTATGCGACATTAGCATACTCTAAGGCTAGTTTCAATGCTTTAGACTTTCTATTAGCCCCTGCACCAAACCAAGCACTATGTAAAGTATTACCTGTTTCATGCTCGACTTTTAAATGGTCTTCTACATAAGTAACAGCATTTAAAGCTCCCCACCAAGTTCCTGCAGCAGATTTCATGTTTGCTCCGGGCTGGTGTACAACAGCCTCTATAACAGAAGTCGCTGTTTTATTTAGCTGATCAATAATTAAAGGTTCTTCACCTACAGCTTTACCTTCAGCTTTGGCAGTTCTAAAGGCTAATAATTCATCATATACAGTTGGTTGGTATACTCTCGTAACAAACTCTTGTAATAATGAAGAATTAGCTTTTTGTTTAGCTAAAAACTCAGCTTGTTCTTTAAAACCTTTTAAGGTAGCAACAGTTAAACCTAATGCTTGTTCAGCTTCATCCATAACGTCAAGATTAAAATCTCTAACGTGAGGCATACGAAAAGCATTACCGCCACTTTCTAAGGCGAGAGTTAAAGTATTATTACAAACCACTCTTATAGGTGTACATCGTATAGATAATGATTTACCTACTTTATGAGGCTGGTTAATTAATAAATAACCTTTTATCTCATCCCCTCCGGGAAGTTCAAAATCATATTTGACTTTTGCTAAGCCCCATATTTCTGAACCATTTTTTAAAGAACCTGCAGTCTCCATAGTCATATTACCTGCTTTAGTAAACCTTTCGAAAAACTCGAAGATTTTTTCATTCTGCACTGGTACATAACTAGTTCCGCAGTGTGATAATATTTCATTATCAGAATCTCTGACAACAAAATAAGTACTAGGTGTTTGGATAACTTCAACATCGTCTGACCAGTCAGGTTCTGATAAAGTATATCCCGGACGTTTTGAGACCGTCCAGTCTAATCCTGCTGCCTCCATCATTTCATGAGGCGACAAGTTTGCATCAACAGCTACTCCGAGTCCATGCCAAGGCACTTCTCCGGCATAAGCCATTGTTTCTACTTCGTGTGACATAATATTCTCCTTTCTTTATGTCGTTTACGTCAGTTAAACCCTTAACTAACTTAGGATACTTTAAAAAACATTTTATTGATAGTAAAGCCATTTACGAGTTAAATTAAAATGTTTTTTAATAATAAATTCCAATCTTCTTCTTTATACGGAGGTTCTACTTCACATACACATTTTATAGAAGATAAACCTTGCTCACGTAAAGGTCTAAATTGGGCACCATCATATAACCTAATCCATTTATTTTTATCATGTTGGATCAATGCATAAACTTTACCACCTGCTACAATACGTTGCAAAGACCAATTACATTGAAAGTTAGAAAATTTTATTTTATTTCCTCTAGCTATCTTCAACTCTAACCAAAATTCTTTTGATTGGATACAACCGTTTACATCTGGTGTTCCTTGCGTCATTGGTGATTCTATTCTTTGCCAATGTACTTGTGGAATATTCTTTCTAAGTGATTGATATAAGGTAGTTTCTTTAGGCATAAGTAGAAAACTTTTTATTATTTACTGATACTTTAAGACCTTTTAATTTCAACCAAAGTTTAAATTCTTTTTTATCTAATTCTTTTCTTTTTTGTCTAGCTTCTAACCTACCTTTATAATAATCACCTTCACCTATTTTCATATAAGCTATAATTTGGTGAACTCTTTGTTTAGTTAAATCAAACTCATTAGCTATTTCTTTATAAGTTTTACCCATAACTCTCATATTCCATATCATTGGGTACTGTTCTCTTTCTAAATCATCTTTAATATCTTGGTCTATTCCTTGCATTTTTTCTCCTTTGGGTAATATACTATTGTTAATGATCCACACTCTGGGCATGTTAAATTAGTTTCCATTATATATTCTGAATCCTCTAATTCTTCTAAATCGTGATCTCCACCCCATATTAATTTTGTATTACAATGCCAACAATTCATTTTATCTCGCCCCAACTATTACCGACCTCCATATCTACGTCCATAGGCACTTCTAAATCAACACAATTTATCATAGCTTTTTTAACTACTTCTTTTTGTTCTTGGGTAGCTAAAGAAAAATCTAATTCATCGTGAACTTGTAGTAATGGTACAATACCTTGTTTTCTAACTTCTAACATAGCTAACTTTGTCATATCTGCTGCAGAACCTTGAATTAATCTATTTAATGCTTTATAAGTAAATGCTCTTTTTAAATCATAACCATATTGTTCTTTAGCTTTTTCGTAAGGTAAAGGCACTTCTTCATTAAATGTGCCACTTGGTTCCCATCTATCAAACCTTGCTTTTCTTCCACCTAATGTTTTTACATAACCTCTATCTGATGCTAACTTAGTACAATAATCCATTAAACCTTTAATAAAAGGAACTTTAGTATGGTACTGGGCTAATAACTCGTTTCCTTCCTCCTCAGATACCCCTAGCTCGTTTATAAGCTTTCTTACACCCATCCCATAGGTTAGTCCTAAGTTAATATCTTTAGCTTGTTTACGAGGTATATTAGCCATATCTGCAACTATTTGGTGGAAGTCTGCGTTACCTTCTTGATAACTTTTAACCGCTTGTTCAGCTCCAACTAATTTTAATCTATTAGCAAAATGTACAGTTATTCTTGGTTCTTGTTGGCTATAATCAAAACAACACCATTCTTCACCATCTTCAGGTATAAATATAGATCGTATCATTGGACCTATTTCTGGATCTCTTGCAGGCACTTGTTGTAAGTTTGGGTTAGAATAACTAAACCTGCCTGTCACTGTGCCTCCTTGTTCTGATCTTGAACTATGTGCTTCAGCATGTATCCTTCCGTTAATTTCATGATCAAATATCATCTTTTTTACGAATGTTCCACCTGCTTTATTATATTTTCTTGCACGTGCAATAGCTTTAGGTAAATCGTGTTCATGGTTTTCTAACCAATTAGCTTGAAAACTTGGGGAGCCTTTTTCTGTATATGGGTAATGTAAATTTATTTTATCAAATGCTTTTTGTATAGATGCGTTAGCCCATATATCTACGTCTACGTTATATTGCCTTTTTATATCTAATAATATTGCTTGTTCTTTGATAGATAAATCTTGCATAATTTTTTCTGCCTTTTCTAAATCTACCCTAACTCCTAACATTCTCATTTCTATAACAAGTTGTACGATCTGCATTTCAGTTTTAAAAACTTTAGATAAATTTTCTTCTGTTATCTTATTATTTATAACTTGCCATAAATCGTAAGTTAATCTTGCATCTTTTTCCGCATAAAAGCCTACATATTTAGAAGGTAACTTCCACATATCACCTTTATCTTTTAATCCATAAGAATTTAATGCCTCATCTAGTAAACCTTCATCTTTTGTTTGCCCACAATATTTTTCTCCTAAATTATCTAAAGAATAAGAAAATGCATTTTCATCTAACAAAGGTGCAGCAACTAAAGTATCTACAACTTCACCTTTTACATCAAACCCTTCGGCTGTAAGCCAACCTATATCGTAAACAGCATTATGAAAAATTTTAGTAGCACTACTATCTAATTGTTTTTTAAGCCACCGATAAACTATTTGTTTATCTAAATTACCACCACCTAAGTGGGAGAATGGCAAGTAAGCTTGTCCATCCTCCCAACCCACAGCAACACCAATTATTTCTCCATCTTTTCTAGCCCACCCTGATCCTTTCGTCCTTAGAAGAGGATCTTTTGTTTCTAAATCTAAACTAAACTCTTTATATTTAGTTAGATCAGGTAAAGTATCAGGAATAGACCAGTCTGTATCTGGACTAAACAGTGTCTTCTGCAGAACCATCTTGTATTTGTTTTTGTGCTATTTGGTCAAATATATGTGATTCAACTAATAATAAATATCTTCTTAAGTCGCCAATATCGTCTAATATACCTTCAGCTCTAGTATCTGTTAAACCAGCTTGGAAAACATCCCAATTATTCTTTTCCACTTGGTTTTCTAACCTATCCCATTTACGAGCTAACATCATAAAAGCTCCAACACCACCACGTTTCTTCCAACTTGTTCCGTAAGACTTTTCAGCTTCTTTTAATATTTCTACATCACCCCAAGCTAAGTCTTCCATCAATTTATAATTATTCATAATTATGTCTCCTTTCTAAATAACTTAAACAAGCTACTTTCCAATCTTTACTTAATATAGTCTCGCTAATATCTAAAGCTTTATCTATATTCCCTTTTTTATATTCACACCAACTTTGTAATACTGGTATGGCTACAAACTTTAAAAAAGTATTATGTATTACCCCATCTACATTTCCTGTCTCTATATCATCTACTACTAACTTTAGTTCTTTATCGAAGGTTTTTACATCAGTTACTAATGGCACTGGTTCGCATGGATAGGTAAATTTTTTCCAAGCTAAATCATTGTTATATATTTTAGAAACTCTTTTTTGCCATATTTCATAGTCTTTATAAATATGTAGATTATCTGTAAAATGATAATAAACACCTAACTTACAACCTATCATAGATGCCATGTATTCATGTAGAATACTAAAGTGCACCATGTTTGCTCCTAAAGCCCCCCATAATGCATCATTAGATCTGTTAGTTACAGTCATAGATAATTCTTCATCTCTAATCTTAAAATATATTTGTGTATTACAAGGCACATCTTTACCTTGTCCTTTTAAATGATTCAAATCTTTTTTAGTAGACCACATTTGTAATACGCATCTTCTATCAGCAGGATTACGTTTTAACATCTTTATAATTAACGCAAGTTGGTCATAACCAAAAGCCCATCTCCATCTATAACCATAAGCCCCCCATAAACTTATACCATCATCACTATAATTACGCATACGTGGAACAAAATGCTCCATAGATTTTAAATCTGCTCTACCTGCCAACATCCATAAACTTTCAGCTAGATGGAAAAACGGATTACAATCTCTAACCGAATCGAATAAAACTCTTTTTTGTGGGTTTTTATAAGATATAGTTGTAGGTTCTTTTAACTCTAAAACTTTTCCATTCCTACTTTCATACTCTCTATAATTTATTTTATCTCCAAATAAATCTAATACTTTATAAAAAGCATCATTTACATTATCACTATTTATATTCATATTTACTCCTTGTTCTACCTTGTCCTTTTAAAATTCTTGAGTATTTATCAAACTCACATAAACCGCCTTCTATTTCTCTTAATTCAAATGGATGTCTATTAGAGTTGAATATCTGTGGGTGTAGTTCTTGGCTACAAATTTTATATAGTTCTTGCATCTCACTAACCCAATCGTGTGATCTTTTTTTATAATCTAATGGTCTACCTGTTAATCTATTTAATCCCCTCATGGCTCCTGGACCAGCATTAGCCCATGTTAATCTGTCTGTAGCTTGTTTACCAAATTTAGTAAAACTTAAATCAGTAACTATTTCATAAGCCATAAATGGACCTTGAAATGGAAAACTTTTAATATATAACCACATATCTTGCATAGAATTAATTTTTTTATTCGCCTCTTTTAATATGCTTTCTTTTCTTTCCCACATAAAATTAATACAAGTAATAATCCCCTGTAATTTATCTAGCCCATCTGGGCTTTTTATAACATAAGCACCAGTAATCCATTGATCTTGTTCCCTTATGTTTTTATCTGCTAAAATTGGATCCCAATCAATATGTAAGTTATGTTTAATTAATGTTTCCCCTGTTTGAATTAAATTAAACCATCTAAATATAACTGTAGCCATAAAAACTTCTTCTTCGTTTTCTAATGGATTCCGTATATTTTTTATATACCAACGACTAGTTCTATCATCGTTTCTAAATACTTGGCAAAATTTAAATTCTTTTAGTATTTCATCTTGAGTCCAAGGAGGAGTTAATCTTTCCTCCTCCTTTTTAACTCGTATACACTCTCTTTCGTGTATCCAGTAAAGATATGTTTTTAATTCTTCAGCTAAAAACATTAAACTGTATCTTTTTTACTTAACCTCCAAAAACAATTATTAGCTGTTTCTGGGTAGAAAGTTGCAGCAACTACTCTTAAAAACTGTCTACCGAACCTCTCTTTTAACATTGTTATTTGTTCTGGTGTCCATATTTGTTTTAGTTTTTGTGATGCATCAAATCCTCTCATTTGGGTAAATACACCGACTACAGATTCTAATTTAAAATACTTTTCTAATAAGCCTTTTAGTTCTTCATAACCCCACTCGTAAATATGGTCTTCTGGAAGTTTATCGTTAGAGCCATCGTGGTTAGGTGTAGAAATAAATACAGTTCCGTCGTTTCTTAAAACACGACTAAGTTCTGCAATCCAAGGCTCTACTGCTTCTCTTGGCATATGTTCTATAACTTCAGTAGACCAAGCTACATCTATTGATTCATCTTCGTGTGGAAGTTTTGGATCAACACTAACATCTTTTATATTTAACGTAGCATTAAAATTTTTAATCCATGTTGTATCTTCTAAATTACAACCACCACCTGACCAATATTTAATCTCTTGAAAAGATGCAGGATCAATATCGTATCCCCAATAAGAGGCTACAACGTCTGATTTTTTAACTACAAAAGACTTATATAAAGTCCTGAGCACCCATACTTCCCCACACCCTATTTCTAAAGTATCTAAAGGTCTACCTTTTCTTTTAGCATCATCAATTAAATAAGATGCAATCTTTTCATACCTAGACATATGAGCTATCTCATCTGGTCTAAAGTTTGCGAATACACCTGCATGAGAGATATTCATTCGAGTATTTTTACAATCGTTTGGATTCTGCTCTGCAGTTAATTTTTTTCTTATACTTGGCATAAGTTTTCTCCTTTCTAAATTATTTATTAAAATTATACTTTACAAAAAAGCTCTTTACAAATCGAAATATTTTCTTGTAGTTGGTTCGATTAAATATAATCTCTTTTTTGCTCTTGTCATACCAACGTAAAACACTCTTGTTTCATCGTCAGGATCACGTTGGTAATTATTAAATACTTTATGTGTAATATCTGTAAACAAAATTACATTATCAGCCTCTGCTCCTTTTGCAGCATGAATAGTAGATATTCTTATTCTAGGTTGTTTTAATACTTTTTCCCCTCGCCTTAACATAGCTTGTAAATAACTTCTTTCAGTTATAGAAATCATATCTAAACAATTAAACCATTTACCTTCCGGTAATTTACCTACTAATCCTTCAACATAATCTTTACTAACTTTTTCTTCGCCCTCAAATAATTTAAGTTGATTCTTAGCTACCTTTTTTATATATCTTAAAAAACTACCACATTCTTGTTTTGTTAGTTTTTCGCCTTTATTAAATTTTTCCCAGTTCCTAACACCTTCTAATTTAATGGCAGTGATGCTGGGGTTGCCCTTAACCTCAAAAAACCATCCCTCGTGTTTACAATGATCTATAATATTATTTAGTAAATAATTTGTTCTCGCTAATACTAACCAACTACCTTCGCTCATGTCTATATGTTCAAAACCACGTTCCCATGAAACTAAACCTTTATCTTCTTTTGGTTTCCAAGATTTTGCAACTCTTTTAGATAAACGACCAATAGTATTTTTAGCTAACTTATGCACAGACATAGGTATCCTATAACTTTGATCTAAAACAGTAGCGTTTTTACAATTATTAATTAAATAATCAACGTCTGCTCCTGCCCACTTATATATAGCTTGATCATCATCTCCAGCAATATAAACTTTATGACTGCCTTCTATAATTTTATTTACAACTGACCATTGTAATGGGCTTAAATCTTGTGCCTCATCGATAAACAAAGCATCTAGTTTTGGAGCATAACCTCTTTGTAAAAAGAAACTTAACATATCAGTATAGTCATATAACCTTCTAGCTTTTTTATAAGCTTCATATCCCCTACTGAACCTATCTAATGCAAACCAATTAACTGCATCCTCTACTTCATGCCACACATCCTCTAATGGGCTTTTTCGCATTCTAGCTAAATTATCTATAAACATTAACCTATCATCTTTTGACATACTATATATAGTTCCATCTTCGGTATTTTGAGAGCCAGTAAGTTTTATATTTAATTTATCGTTTAACTCTATTAAATGAGTTCTTTCAAATACATCTTCTTTATTTAACCCTAATTGATGAAAACTTAAAGAGTGTAATGTTTTAAAATAAGGTAAATCTTTTTTAGATAATGAAAATTTATACATAGCTCTTTCAACACCTTCGTTTACAGCTCTTTTAGTAAAAGTAAAAAACCCTATCTTATCTGGAGATACTCCATAACTTAATTCGTTTTCTATAAGTTGTAATAAGGTAGATGTTTTACCAGTTCCCGGTGGTCCAAGAATAACTTGTGTTTTATTCGGCAACATCTATTAACCAATACCTGTTCTAAATGTTAAATTAATTCTTTCCCATATAGGTGGTTCAACGTCTAATATAGCATGAGTAGATCTTATTTGACTTTTACCATTAAATACCATAATATCACCATCTTCTAATAAATAAAATTTTGTTTCTTTTTTAGACTTATATTTAGTATCTATCTCTGAAGTATTACTATGGTTCTTAATATCTTGTTTATATTCTATCCACTCTAAAACTCTAGGAGCACCAAAAGAAACTGATACAACTAAATCGTCTTCAGTGGGTACAGTATCTGAATGATGAGGTATACCTTTACCATCAGATTTATATAAACCACATAAACAAAACTTAAAATCTACTTTTCTATCATATTTTTTTAAAATTAAATTTTCAAGATTACCTTTAATATATTTCATAGGCACAGTCCACTCATCAGGATGATAAGATTTACCTGCATATCCGAAAGTCTTTGTTCCAAAAGCCCTTGTTGGTCTACCAAAGACTTTTTTACCTTTATAGATTCTATGTTTTGGAGC